CCGGCGAACGCGGCGAGCAAGGGCTGCAGGGCGAGCGTGGCGAGAAAGGCGAGCGCGGCAATCCCGGCGAGCCCGGCCCGCCTGGCGACCGCGGCGAGAGAGGTCTTCCCGGCGAGCGCGGCGAGCAAGGGCTGCAGGGCGAGCGCGGCGCCGATGGGTTGGCCGGATCAACCGGACCAGCCGGGCCGCAGGGCGAGCGCGGCGAGCCAGGACCGCAAGGCTCGCAGGGCGAGCGCGGCGAGCGCGGCGGTAATGGCGAGCCGGGGCCGGTCGGCCCTATGGGCCCGAGCGGTCCTCGGGGCGAGCCTGGAGCTGCAGGCGCGAACGGCCCGCAAGGCCCGCAGGGCCAGGAGGGCCCGCAAGGCGCGCCAGGACCGCAAGGGCCCGAGGGCCCGAGCGGTCCTCAGGGCGAGCCCGGAGCTGCAGGCGCAAACGGTCCGCAGGGCCCGCAGGGCGAGGTCGGCAAGGTCGGCCCGGCTGGTCCGCGCGGCGAGCAAGGCGCGCAAGGTGAGCGCGGCGAGACCGGCGAGCGCGGGCCCGAGGGCCCGGCCGGCAAGCTGCCGACGGTCAAGGCCTGGAGGGACGAGGTTCACTTCGAGGGTGACTGCGTCCTCTTTGAGGGCGGCACGTACCAAGCGTTGAAGGCAACCGGCCGGCCTCCCGGATCGCCGGATTGGATTTGCCTCGCAGCTCGCGGCCTCGACGCACGATCGCCGACACCGCGCGGGACTTTCGACGCCGATCAGCTCTATCAGGCGCTCGACATCGTCGCGCTCAACGGCGGCTCGTTCATCGCCAAGCGTGATGATCCCGGCCCGTGCCCAGGCGACGGTTGGCAGCTCCTGACGCGGCAAGGGCAACGCGGCATCGCCGGCCCGCGCGGCGAGAAGGGCGAGCGCGGCGAGCGGGGCGCGGCGCCATCAGCGCCGAGGTTGGCGAGCTGGAAGCTCGACCGCGCCCGCTATACCGCGACGCCGATCATGTCGGATGGAAGCCAAGGCCCCGCGCTCGAATTGCGCGACCTCTTCAAGCAATTCCAGGACGAGACCGATGGCTGATCGCATCATCGAGGTGCTGACGCCCGCGACATCGTTCGATCTGATGACGCTCGACGAGGCGAAACTGATGATGGGCCTCTCGGCGCTGGATACGAGCGACGACTCGCAGCTGCAGCTCTTCATCGACATCAACAGCGCGACCGTGATGCGCATGTGCAATCGCATCTTCGCGCGCGAGCAGCTGCGCGAGGAATGGCGCGAGCTAAATGGCGGTTATCGCATCTTCCCGTCGCACTGGCCGATCAAGCAGGCCGATCTTGAGAGCGTCGAGTCGCCGGCGGGCACCGTGCTCGACCCGAGCAACTACGAGCTGGAAGAGGAAAGCGGCAAGATCGAAATTTTCAGCGCTGCCGCCTGGACCGAGCCGGTCATCGTCACCTATTGGGGCGGCTATGTGTTGCCCGACGACGCGCCGCTCCCGCTCAAGCAAGCAGTCGCGATGCTCAACGTGCAATCAAGATTGTTAGGACAGCTCGGGACGATCGGTGGCATTCGCCAACTGGCGCATAAAGAGGCCCGCATTGCCTTCCACGACCCGAGTCGGATTCTAGGCATCGCATTCGGCGCCCTTGGCTCTGGCGGCCTGCAAGCCTCGATCATGAGCATCCTCAGCCATTACATCCACTACGAGGTCTAAGTGGGCGTCAACTACTCGTTGATGATCTACGCGCCGAACTTCACGCAGTTCGCGCGTCCGGTCACGTTCTATCCAGTGGCCTCGCAGCCGGGCCTCGGCGGCGGCTTTGCTGGCCGCGGCATCTTCCACGACGGGCGCCTCGACGTCGTCCTCGAAGATGGCTCGCTCTACGTCAACCAAGAGACCTCGCTCGACATCCTCGAAAGCGACTTCGCCGGCGTGCCGATGCTGCAACAATTCGATCGCGTCAACATTCCGCAGGACCCCGGCGGCATGCCAGCAGAAGGCGACTTCGAAGTGACGACTGTGACGCGCAACGGCGGCGGCGAGACCAATCTGATCCTGCGCGAGTGGTCGGCCACCTCGAGCCCATGAGCGTCACCGATACGCAGAGCTATTCGCAGGTCATCCGCGATGCTCTGTTCGCGAAGGTCGTGCAGCTGCCATTCTTCCAGGGCTTCAAGGCGCGGCGCTCGAAGCAGCTGCCGATCCAGGAGCCGCTGCTTCCCTATCTCGGCGTCTACATCATCGGCGAGGAGATGCCGCCCGACGGCGATTGGAACGCAGGCGACATCCGCTTCGTGCACGATCTGCGCATCGGCTTCCAGGTCATCATCGAGAACAACGATCCGGTCGCCGCCGAGCTGAAGCTCGACGAGGCCTTCTGGGCGATCATGAACGGGCTCTGGCCCGATCCTGATCTGATGAACCTGCTCAACTCCGACATGCCGGACAACACGCGGGTCGAGGGCGTCGTCCGCGGCACGCGCAAACATGTGTGGGACTCGATCGGCGCCAATCAACAAGCAATCGGTGAGCTGGAGTACATCCCGACGCTTCGCTACCGCACCGAATGGTTCCCGCAGAACTTCCCCGATCTGCTGCGTATCCATGAAGAGGTCGTGCCGGTGGCCGACGACGGCAGCGTCCCCGACGCCAGCGAAGTGCAACGCATCATCATCGAATACGAGTTCACGCCTGCAAAGGAGACCTCCGATGGCAGACACCGAAAGCAACGCACCTCAAGAGCTGCGGCTCAAGCTGATCAACAAGCGAAAAGAGAGGCTGGCCAGAAGCATGCCACCGCTGCCGCGCGTTCGCGTCCTGCCGAAAGACGATGATACGCGCCTGTATCTGAGGCATCCGAGCGGCAACATCGGCTTCCCGGAAAGCGGCTCGGTCGAGTGGCCGCTCGATCGCTTCACCCATCGGCGGATCGCTGACGGTGACGTGACGATCGAGGGCGGCGGCAGCGGCGCGCGCAGTTCCGAGCATCCCGGCCCGCAGTCGCACCGGCGCTCGGCATCTTGAGCATCTTGAAATCCTAATCGGAGGCTCCCATGCCCATCAGCTTCAATCAAATTCCCAGCAACATAAAAGTGCCCCTATATTGGGTCGAAGTTGATCCCTCTATGGCGGGCCTACCAAATCTCGGGCTGCGCGCGCTGCTCGTCGGCGGAATGCTCGGCAACACAATCGCCCAAGCGGCGCAGAATACGCCGATCGCGATCGGTTCGCAGGCGCAGGCCGATCTCGCCTTCGGCCAGGGCTCGATGCTCTCGCGGATGTTCCGCGCCTACTTCGCGTCGAACTTCGCCAACGAGGTTTGGGGCCTCGGCATTCCCGAGCCCGTCGGCGCGACCGCGGCGACCGGCACGATCACGATCACGGCGCCGCCGACCGCCGCGGGCACGATCGACCTCTATATCGCGGGCGATCACATCCCGGTCGGCGTCGGCGCTACAGACACGCCGACGATCGTCGCCACGAACATGGCGGCGGCGATTAATGCTGCCTTCGATCTGCCGGTGACCGCTGCCACGTCAACGGGCACGGTGACCTTGACGTCGCTGTGGAAAGGCATCCTCGGCAACGACATCACTGTCCTCGTCAACTACTACGGCACGATCGGCGGCGAGATTTTGCCGCCCGGACTCAAGCTGACATTGCCGGCGACGGGCCAGCTCACCGGCGGTGCCGGCTCGCCGGATTTCACGACCGCCATCAGCAACATTGGCGATCAGCCGTTCGAATACGTGGCCATGCCCTGGACCGATTCGACCTCGCTCCTGCAATGGGAAACAGAGTACGGCTTCACCGATACCGGGCGCTGGGGCTGGCAACGCCAGCTGTTCGGCCATGTCTTCTCGGCCAAGCGCGACACCTATTCCAATCTGATCACCTTCGGGCACACCAACAACTCGGGCGTCATGTCGATCATGGCGGTCGAGCCGGCGAGCCCGTCGCCGACGTTCGAATGGACGGCGGCCTATGTCGCCAAGGCGCAGCGCGCCTTGACCAACGATCCGGCCCGGCCGTTGCAGACGCTGTCGCTCAATCAGATCAAAAGCGCGCCGTTGCAATCGCGCTTTGACTTCATCGAGCTGAATGCTTTGGCCGAAGCCGGTCTGGCCATCCAGAAGGCCGGCTCCGACAATCAGCCGATGATCGCTCGTGAAACGACGACCTACCAGCTCAATCTCTATGGGCTGCCAGACGACGCCTACGAGCTGGTCACGACCTTGGCGACCTTGGCGAAGGTGCTGCGCAATCAACGCGCCGTCATCACCACCAAGTACGGGCGCTGCAAGCTCGCCGACGACGGCACGCGCTTCGGTCCCGGGCAGGCGATCGTCACGCCCGGTATCATCAAGGCCGAGCTAATCGCGCAATATGTTGTTGATCAGTTCAATGGCCTCGTAGAAAACACGACGCAATTCGTTGACCACCTTCTGGTCGAACGGGACCCAAATGACCCGAACCGGGTCAACGTCTTGTATCCGCCGGACCTCATCAATCAGCTGCGCATCTTCGCGGTGCTGGCGCAGTTCCGACTTCAGTACGACCGCGGCATCGACACGCTGATCACGGCGCCGAGCCCGGTCGGCGTCACCGGCGTCCTGCCTTCGCTCGGCTGATCTCTCTTCCCTCTCTGAAATCGTAGGAGGCTGCTATGGCTCAGCGCTTCGCTGGGATCGCCTTGCTTATTGTCGACGGCAATCAAATGGCGCTGCGCGGGAACTTTACTGTCTCGCCCAGCTCCGTCGAGCGCACGATGATCGCCGGCCAGGACGGCGTGCACGGCTATCAGGAATTGCCGCGCGTGCCCTATATCGAGGGCGACATCTCGACGGTGCCGAATTTGAACCTCGCCGATCTGCTGGCGCAGGTCGACGTCACCGTCGTCGCGCAGCTCGCCAACGGCAAGCAATACACTCTCGGGCAAGCAGCCTGCAAAGGCGGCCTCGACGCCAACACCCGCGACGGTCAAGTGCGCGTGCGCTGGGAGGGCGTCAATTGCACCGAGATGAACCTGTCGGGCCCGGGGTGAGCGCATGAACCGTCCCGCTTCTACGGCGCTCAAGCCGCCGCTGCGCGAGGGCTTCCAACCCGACGAGCCCGCGCAGCCGGTAGATATCCAGACGTCCGCTCCTGCGCCCGTGGGCGAGCGCTGGCCCCTGGTGGTCAAGCTCAAGTACAAGGGCATCGTCGATCCGAGCAAGCCCGACGAAATCCGCGAGCTGCGGCTGCGGCAGCCGACTGCGCTCGACATTGAGATGGCCGGGGCGCCGGTGCAGATCGGCGCTTCGGGCATCTTCACCATCGACGAGCGCAAGATGGGAGCCATGATCGGCCGCCTCTCGGGCATCCTGACGCCGCTGCTGCAGCAGATGGACTCGCGCGATTGGTACACGGCCGCATTCAGGCTCTACCGTTTTTTTCTGCCTACTTGGGAGGAGGACTGATCGGCGTCGATGCGGCCGAGCGCCTCGTCCTCGACTGCTACTGGCTCGCGCGTTGGTATCACCAATCGCCCGAGCATTTCCTCGCCATGCCGCTGTCCGACATACGGCGCCACGTCCTGCGCACGCACCAGATGACGCAAGAGATCGAGCGAGCCGACGACGATGGCTGAAAGCGACGAATTAAAATTAACCGTAACGCTGGTCGACAATGCATCGGCGGGTCTGGCGAAGCTCCAGACCCAGATGCAGGAGATCGGCGGCGGCCAGGGCGCTCAGAACGCGCAACGCGCCGCGCGCAATTTCCAGGAGATGCACGAGCGCGGCCTAAAGCCGCTATTCGAGACCATCGACAAGGCCGGGCGCGTCGTCTTGCCGGAATTCGCGCGCGGCATGGCTGGCGGCATCTCGGGCATGGTCGCCTTCGGCGCCGGCGCAGCGACCGCCGGAATCGCCATCACAAAAATGCTTCAGGCGATTGCCGACAGCAAACAAAGCTTCAATGATTTCGTCAACAACTCGATCAAGCTGTCGCAATTGTCGACGATAACCGGTCAGTACGCAGCCGACATCGAGGCTGTCGGTGAGGCTTATAAACGTGCCGGGCTCTCGGTCGAGCAGGGGCGCGAAGATTTCGTCAATGCCTCGCATGCGCTTGGCGATCTCTCGCGAACTTTTAGCACCGTCCGGCAAGAGGCATTGAAAGGCGTTCTGACACCGGAGCAGCGCGCCAATCTGGTGACCGGAATTGGTGCGCTGGCGCGAAAGGATGACGTCGCTGGCGCGATGACGCTGCTGCGCGAATACGCGGAGCAGGCCAAAGAGAACGCAATTGCCGCGGCCAGGGCGCGCGGGGACTCGGAGGTCCAGATAGCGCAGCGCGGCGCTGATGCGCAGATGGCCGTCATGAATATTTTGGGCCAGCATTATCTCCAATACGTCGACAAACCGATCAAGAAAGCTACCGAGGAGCGAAAGCAAGCAATCGAAGCGGAAGAGGCGGCAGCGAAGCGTTACGTGGACCTCTCGGCGCAAATCTCGACGCATTGGGATCATATCTCCTCGCATATGTGGGCCGCTGTCGCTTCGTCTGGTCCGATGTTGCGGGCCATGGAACGAATGAATGAGATACTTGATCTCTGGGAGCACGGGCACCTCATTCCCCCCAATCAACCGGTCGAGACTTTGCCGCCGGGCTGGAAAGCAGCGCCCGGAATCGAGGTCCCGCCAGCGAACGCGCCGCTCGGGCAGCAGGACAAAACGCCGCCGCCGCCGCCGAAGCCTCCTGATCTATCGAAAAGCCCGAGCTGGTATCAGAATTTGATGAAGCGGCTTTGGCCGGGGGCGACGACTGCTCCTCAAGGATCGGACAAGCCGCTTGGATTCATCGGCGGCGGCGACATTGGTGTCGACTACGGCAAGGGCTACAACGAGATGCGGGCCTCAACCAACGTCGAGATGGCAGACAGCTATCTTGCCAAGGTTGGCGCCAAGGTTGGCGGTGCCGATCTTACGAAAGAGACAACGCGGCTCGCCGACGAGATGAAGCGGCTCAACGACTATCTGCAGCTCGGCAGCGGCGGCACCACCGCGCCGGCCGGCGCCTTCGGCCTCCTCGGCGGCGCGGATGTCCGCGCCGGCCGGCGCCTTCGGCCTCCTCGGCGGCGCGGACGGCGGCCTCGGCGCGATGCGCATGGGCGGCCTCGCGCCCGGGCTCGGGGCAGCGCCGATGGGCGGCTTGCCGGGGTTCCGTGACGCGCGCGGCTTCGGCAGCAGAGGCGCCGGCTTTGGCGGCGGTCTCGGCGGCGCTGGCGGCATCCGCCATGCTGGTGGCGCCGGCTTACCGCACGGCAGCGACGTCGGGCCCGGCACCGGCGATGGCGCGGGCGAGACACCGGCCT